ATGCTTCTGACGCTGCCGCCGCCGCAACAGCTGCCGCGACATCCGATTGCAGCAGTACTGTCGATAATAGTTGAAACCCTGTGCCTGCCGCTCCTGGCTCTCGGATCAGCGAGATCGTCTGACCTGCTTTAATACTTCCTGCAACGAGCGCTGCTCCAGTGCCATCGATGATCGGCTCGTTTGTACCGCCGTTGACTGAGATGTTAGCTGGGCCTGTATTCTCGAAGATGGCCTTGAATGTCACCTCCAGGCCTTCTCGGTATGTACCACCTACTAGGTACGGGACTGTCACTTCATAAAGTGCCGCTGTCGCGCTTCCATCTGTGCCGTATTGAATTCGCTTTACGTCATCTTCTGTCGGCAGCTTGTCGAACCCTGCCTCCACGGCCTCGTTATTAGTGTTGAACTGCGCGGATCGAACCGTGGCCAGAGGCAGTGCAGGTGATGCAGGCTTGCTGTAAAAATCATTACTCATCGTGATCCCCTGATCATCCGTCGTGGCTTGTAGTGGTAGACTACGTCCTTTAAGGTTACAGGATCGTCGGTCGCTGAGGTATTGTAGAAGATCAGGCTTATCGAGTCACCACTGCCGGTCAGGTCGATCTCTGCACCAGTGGTGATGTTGGCGTCGAATATAGCCTCATCCCACAGCCCTACGTCCCACCCTGACTCCAACCCTGCGAGTGATTTGGTCTGGGTCAGGATCGGCTGTTTTGAGGCCGCGCCTGAGGCCAGCTCGGCGTAGATCTGAATTGTTGCTCGTCCATCCAGCACTGTGTCAATGAATGCACGGTAGAACCTTTTGAGGGTGGTTGGAGATTCAAGGAAGTGGTTTACAGGCTGGAGCCACCGCTCGATAGCATCGCCATCATACGACTGGCCAAGGTCCCACTCATAGACGAATCCGTCTGTACTTCCGAAGTAACTCCGCTCTTCACCTGCCTCATCCTCTTGGTTCGATGCACAGCTAACTCCGCGCTGAACGTCGAACTCAGTGAACCCAATGATGCCCTCCTCTTGGAGGGTCATCGATAGCCCACGTCCGTCGCTGGTGATTAGACGGTAGACATTGTTCGCCCTGGACACTGTCGACGCTACGATTGATGATCGCAGCCGATTCAGCAGTGGTGTGATCTTGCGAGATACTGTGGCGTTCTCGAAGTTACCGAACGCCAGTACACGACTCAATTCGATCACGCCTCGATCGTCGAGCATGTATGTAGTTCCGATGTGCTGCAGCGTGTACGGCGCTCCCCCGGTCTTGGCGCTAGAGACATCGAATAGAAAGTCGTCGATCGTGGTGCCGGTCAGGACGTACGTTATCCGACGTGTGGCGACTGTAAGAGAGCTAGGGGTTGTGTCGAACCCTGTCACAGCCGCGCCTACTGCGATCTCCAGTGAACCGCTTGCGGCATCCCACAACTCTGGGTTGTTCGGCTCACTGTTTCGGAGCAGGCCTCGAGCGTACCCGACGAACCAGTGGCTCTTGTAAGGTGCTGAGAACGTGGGTGTATCTGTGGATCGATTCGTCTGATCTGTGTAAACCGGGTGGGCGTGGCTCCGATCAGGGTCAATTATAAATGCTGGATTCACTCCGTCCACAGAGTGGACTTGCGATGTAGCTGCACTGCTGAAGAAGTTATGCGAGAACGACTCGTACCGACCTGCAGGCTTCTGAACAAACGGTATGGCTGACTCGCTCACAGTGGCGAGCGGTGTCGCTCCCTGCAAGATTGGATCAGTGGCTGAGAAGCCGGCCGTGTAACCTGATACGACTATGTACCCTGTTGTGGACGCGATCGTCTCATATACCACCGCTTCAATAGTGGCTGTGTTGGCGGCCCCATCGTTGATCACAGTGCCAGGTGTATCATTAGCAGTAATCGCTGCGAGTCCGGTGTCGAAGAACATGATGTCTCCGAACGGCACACGGACCCAGCCGGCTGCTGTAGCCTCATAGACGCCGCACTCGGTCCCGTCGATATCGCGCATGGCGTAGAGCTTGTCAAAGTGGCGATGCACCCCACGTACCGGGCCTGTGCCAGGTACGGCCTCGATAAATGCCTTGAAGTACTCTTCTTTAGCAAACCGAACAGCTGCGCTCGTTACAGCGTCGTCGACTGTGGCATTCTGGAACGCTGTGGACGTCGATGTAGTCTCTGCGCTCGTGGCCTTCAGCGACTCACCTGCGACGAAGTCTCCGATGACAGAGACCATATAAAGTGCGTTCGTCGTGGACGCGATCAATATGCCGCAGGCGCCGGACTCTTCACCAAGTACTAGCTCTCCGATGACGAACGTAGATCCGTCGACGACGGTAATCACGTGCCAAGAGCTCCGAGTTGGGGACTCTCGACCATCAGCTCTCTCGAACCCGCGCATCATGCGATATCCACCGCTGACGTCAGCCTCGAAGTTCTTGGCGTTGATCACACGTCCTGGATCTACCTGTAGTGGCGGTGTGACTAGGTCCAGGCCACCGCCGAAGATCACATACTGCTTTCGCTGTGGCTGGGTCTGCCTAGCCATTAGAAGTTCTCGCCTGAGTAGTCGTCGATTCCAGGCGTAATGACTTGGATCTCAGTGCCTGTATAGACCGATCCAGATGCACGATTCGATGGAAGTTCGCTGGACTCCAACTGCCTGAGGCGTGGAGCGTACTGCTCAAGGCCTGCCAGCTTGGACTCGTCTGCACCTTCGTAGTTGGCGTAGTACTGCAGCGCCTTGTAGACGATGATATCCCTGAACTGGACAGGGATCGCAGGCGTATCAGCGTTTGCAATGAGCTCGGTCGCCGTTCTGAAATACTGAGCTGCGATCGTAAGCACCCGAGTCGGAGTATCCAGGAACCTGACACCGTTGTCGGGCAGGATGACGAAGGTGAATGGGTCACCGCTTTGAGGGGCTATCGGGCTGCGTTTATGCTCTGCCCATGGAGTGGGTACCAACTCTTGCTCGAAGTCTGTAATCGAGAAGGTCTTATCATCCCACAGATTCAGGTCTGGGGGTGGTGGGTAGTCGCGTACGCCCTGGATGGTCGGGAACGTGTGAAACTCATGTAAGAAGTCCCAGTCAAACCACAGCCCTTCGACTTCAGTCGTAGCTCGGGACACCCAATTAACTACACGGCCCAACTCGCCTACCTGGCCTTCGGTGTTCGTGATTGTGCCTGAAATCCCTGCATCTGAGATTAGCTGCTGGCAGAGATCCAGGAAGGTTCGTACCTGCATCGGTCACCTCAGTAAATTAGTCTTCTAACTTCTTCAACTTGTTGGTCAGGCGTGTCACCGCAGCGCGGTTGGTAGGCGTTGGGCTGGCCTTAGCTTTGACTTCAGCTTCTGTCAGCTTGACCTTGAGTTCAGTGACTTCAGCTGCAAGCGCATCGGCCTCAGGATCTGGGACAGGTACATGCTGTGTGGCTTGGGGGGCGACAGGTGCTGCCGGAGCCGGGGTAGGAGCCGGGGTAGGAGCCGGGGCTACTGGCGATGGAGTCGGAGAGGGTGCCGGGGCTACTGGCGCCGGAGCAGGTGCCGCCTGTACCAGATCCCCAGGGCTAACCTCTCGAAACCGGTTGTCGAACAGCTTCCCGCCTTGCTCATACCGCGCTTGAGGGCACTCGGCTAGTAGTCCATGGATCGTCCCGTACGGCTTATCCGAGTTGAATGACATAGTTGTCGCCCTCCATGGGCTGATGGCCGTCTACGTAGATGCTGTGCGCAGTCGATACACCTTCAGTGATGCTCCCTTCCAGGTACTCTTCCCCATAGAGTGTATCTTCTCGAGTGGGTCTGGTGCGGACCTTGACAGGGAAGTCACCTTGGGCGACTCGCGTGTCACGATTGGCGACGTGATCCGTATTGTTCCGGTAGTCGTTTAGATACGGCATAATTTAGTACCTTAAATAGAGAAGGCGCACATCCAAGGGTATCGGAGGTGCGCCTTTTTGTCCAGCTAGTGCCTTAGAACCAGGCGATGGTCACGACGATGTTAGCATCGCCTGCCGTCGCCCCGCCGTCAGACGAGATCTCGAACAGGGTATCTGCTGGAAGTAGCGCGGTCACACCGTCGACTGGGGCGTTTGCGAACGTATCCGCAACACCTACAGCAACGGTGAGCGATGCGTACGCGTCTGCATCCGCAGCACTGCCAATACTGACGATAGCCGCAGCTACAGTGACATCAGCAGTGACCAGCGCCTCCATCGACTCGACCCGGCCTTGCATTCCTGCAGGTCCGACCATGCCTAGCTTGACACCAGCAGTGTCGATCGCCGAGGCTGGAAGGATGTACGAGATCTTTAGTGGATCATCATACGTGGCTGTTGGTTTAATAATTGCCATAAGTCAGCTCCTCAGCATCCGATCACAAAGCCATCGCCGGCGCTATCGCGACGACCTTCAGGGCGTTGATTGTCAGTCACCATCTCGGCGTTCTTGACCTCAGTCCCCTCTACCATGCTCAAGCCGTACTCGACACCGGCCATATCGGCGATGCCAGTGGTGCTCGAACGCGAAGCGCTGGCGTCGTAGTGCTCCTGATTCTCGCCAGCGTTGGGGCTATAGTCAGACATGTTGTGACTGTAGCTCCCACCTTTCCCGCCGTACATTTTAGTTTCCATGATCTAGCCCTCGATTAAGCTGCGGTATCCCACTTGATGATTCGGTTCTGCAAGCCATCTGCAGCGTTGTGGACGATGCCGAATCCGCCCAAATAGTACCAGGCGATTCCGCGCGATCGGCCGTAATCTGTGGGGATCTTACCCCTGATCTGTTCAGGCTCAACGATCGCTTCAGCGACGGTATCGGCGCCGAAGAAGAACACCGCGTCAGACAGACCGTTGGTCCAGGCTTCAGAGGCGATGTTGGTCTGCTCTACGAACCGAATGCCTTCGTAGCGGCCTACCTCACCGTTGAAGATCAGCTGCATGCCGGACTCGACGTTCTGGTGAATAGACTCCAGCTCGTTTTTGAACGTACGCAGGGTGGTCGGACGAGCAATCGCGAAGTAATCGTCCTGCATGTAAGGCGAGATTTCCCGCTCTTTCATGATGTCGGCGATCGCCTTGATGTGCTCTTTGTTCATCGCGATGTTGTTGGTGATCGTCGCGCCGCCGACCTCGACAGTTACTGCCGTGGCGGAGTTACCGCCGGTGGGGGTGACCGTGACCACAGTGGCGTCGAACTGCTCATGAGCTGCTCGGTCCAGGGTTTTGCGGGCGTCGTTTTTCAGCACCTTCTGAATGACTTCCTTGACCGGATGCCGGCTCAGGTCGTCCAGCTTCTTGGTGTACGGCACCGAGTTGGTGAATTCCGTTACAGTCAGCTGTCCTTGGGTGATGGTGAAGTTGGTTTCAGGGGTGACGTCGGTCTCAAGAACCGTACCGCCGTCGTCCTGCACATCGGAGTAGACGTTCCAGTTGAACAGCTCGCCTTTCTCTTTCCCTTTGCCTTCCTTCACGTCACAGAATTGACGGAAGCGGCTCATGGGCTGCAGTTCGGTGCGCAAGTAATCGGACAACTCGTCCGAATACATGAAGCCACCCAGGTTATTAACACTCCATAATTGTCCGGACATAAGTCGTACTCCAGTTTAGTGGCTCGTCTGGCCACGTTGTCTTGCGATATCGGCGACGATGTCGGAAGTAGTCTTAGGCTGCTCTGGAGCGGGGGCGGCACGTCTGGAAGTGCGGGAGGGAGTGGATGTTTGTCGACGTTTCAGGTCAACGATCTTTTCAGACTCTGACTTTTCAGGCGGTACACCTAGCTTAGTCAGAACTGCTTCCCCAGCCTTTACAAATGTGTCGTGATAACTCGGATTCGTCGCCATGAACGCGGTGTCATCCTGAAGTCTGTCGGTCTGCATGTCCAGCAGAGTCAGCAGGTCGGGGTCATCTACGATACGCTTGTACCGCTCTTCTCCCGCAAAGTTATCATATGCCGCTTTAAGAGTTTGCTTGTCTTCTCGTTTCGCTACGACTCGCTCAATTGCAGCTTCGTCGACTGTGGTCGGGGCCTGCGGAGCTGCAGGTGCGGTCAGTCCAGCGATCAGATCAGTCAGAGCCTCTGACGACTTATCAACATCTCCATCTTCGTACAGCGTATTAAGCGCGGCTGTTACAGCCTGCTTTGTTTCAGCTCTCCGTGCCTCTGCATCATCCGGCTGGGTAGATGGAGGCGGCTGGATCGCCAGTTCTTCTGTAAGTGCTTCGTACCGCTGGCGGGCTTCAACTGCCGCCTTGGTCTGCACATCTGCATTCTGCCCTTTTTGCAGGGCTTCAACCGCATCTGCGACCGAAAGTTCTCGATCTTCACCGTTGACTTTGAGCTGTAAATACTGCTGACCTTCGCGCTCAATAAGCCCAGTATCGGGTGCAGGTGGGTCGTTGTCAAGTTCATCAACGACTACAACTTCGTCATCTGGCCCAGGAGCAGGTGCGACACCCGCGATCTCTTCGATCGTGAGATCATCGCCAAGCTCATCATCTCGACGCTGGCGGGCGGACGCAGCAATCGCATCCATAGCAGCACTACGTGGATTCAGATCAGGTGTTGCTTCGTCAGGATTAGGCTTAGGCATTGTTAGGCTCCGCGTGAATCGCTTCTAAATGTTTGAGTGCTTCAGGGCCACCAACGATGACCTGCCCTATGACTGTCTCGATCCGACTCCATACCGCAAAGTCGAACTGGGCCTCTTTAACTGCTTCAGGATTTTGAGCTGTAGCTGCTCGAGTCATCGCATCGAGTTTGTTTGCTGCGATCGCCTGCTTGAACTCTTTGCCGAGGGGCTGCCGGAGCCATTCTTTGGCGCCCTCTGACGCCTGGACGATCCGCTCTAGGTCGGCAGTCATCGCGGACTGGCGTGCATCGACGGCGATCCGCGCGTCCTCAGTTAGCTCATCATTGCCCGTATACGCTGCATCATCGACATCGGTCATACGCCTGGCTTCCCTGTTGTGCGCTTGAACTCAAGCTCGTTGGTTGTGGACTGTGCCTGCATCGCCGCGGTATCTCGACGTGTGGCGTCCTTCTTCGTTTCGACATCCAACTTGGTCTGGAGCTGAGCCATCGTGATGCCTTCAGTGAGCGCGATCTTGGCGAACCCGAGCTCTCGGTCAAGGTCGAGCTTGGCCATGGCAATCTCTCTACGTGCCTCGACATCCGCCATCTTGGCTTGATCAGCACCTTCTGACTGCCCCTGCTCGTAGGCAGCCTGCAGGTCCTCCTCAGTTGGGCCTGACTCACCCTCCTCGTCTTGAAGAAGGAACCGCTTGCCGTCGCCGTAGCCGTTAGCTGCGAACTGTTCGAGAGTTACCTCATCCCAGTCGATCCGTTTAGCCTGGTCAGGGTTCTGCGAGATGATCCCTACTGTCCGGGATAGAGTGTCCGACTTCCGTTGAGGGCTGGTCGCACCGAGGCCGACGTTGACTCGCAGCGTCATCGCATCTTTACGCATCCGCTCGATGAGCCGCTTCTTGGTGTCCTCCTCATCCTCACCTCCAGGAGCTTCGAATCCTGCGACTTTGCGAGCCTCCTGGAACGCCATGTTCAGCAGCACGTCGTCGGTCTCATTCATCCGGATATAGGCCATCAGCAGTTCGAGCTGAGGCTTCATGAACGTCTCGGCGAACGTCCGGATGTCAAACTCACTGATCGCGTTGCTGCCCTCGGCCAGCATCTCCATCCCGCCGACCGTCTCATTCAACGCGCGGTTATTCTGGATCGATGCGCCGGTGAATGACCCGGTGATGTCGTTGCTCTCTGTCTCGAGACGCTCCTGCTCCTTGTAGCTGGAGCCTGTGACGTCGCTGGTCGTGACGACCTTGACGTCTCGCTCCGGGTCGTTTGTGTAGATACCACCGCCAGGTACGCTCGCCATCAGCGCATCCAGATCGATCGCCGAGCCCCGGCGCAGGATGTAGCGTTTGTTGAGTGCTAGTCTGACGTTATCCATCCGCAGGTTGGCAGTGTCGTTGATCGCCATCTGCAGTTGCGAGATCAGCTCGGTCGGAGAGCTAGGCGAGAACTTGTGCGCCTCGACGACACTGAACCCGTATGTGATCGGACGGCGGCCTACTACGTACGCTTGCTTCAGCGGTATCGGCTTCGATAGCAGATACGACCCGAGCGTCCAGTACACCCACTCTTTGCCATCAAGCCTGACGAAGTTCTCGATCGCCATGACGATCTTAAACTCAGGACGGTCCTGTGAGTCGAACTTATCCGGGCGGTTGTCGCCCTCACGCGCCTGGCGAACCTGGTTGTATCGGTCGGTGCCCGCCGAAAGAATCTGCTCACGGGTCAGGTTTATCCACGGCT